TTATCTCTTATGGAAGATGCGATGTTAATTCATCGTATTATGAGAGCACCTGAAAAGAGAGTATTTAAAATTGATATAGGTAATATTCCACCACAAGAAGTTGATAACTATATGCAGAAGATTATTAATAAAATGAAAAAAACTCCATTTGTTAATAAAGATACTGGTGATTATAATTTAAAATACAATATACAAAACCTTACTGAAGATTTTTTCTTACCTGTACGTGGTAGTGATAGTGGAACAACTATTGATAACTTAGCAGGATTAGAATATGCAGCAATTGAAGATATTGATTACTTAAAGAATAAATTATTTGCAGCTCTAAGAGTACCAAAGGCTTACTTATCTTATGATGAAAATGTTAATGGTAAAGCTACATTGGCTGCAGAAGATGTTCGTTTTGCAAGAACTATTGAAAGAATCCAACGTACAGTTGTTAGTGAATTGGCAAAAATTGCAGTAGTTCACTTAGCAGCAAATGGTATTGATGATTCAGAAATGACAAATTTTGAATTAACACTCACAAACGCTTCTACAATCTATGAGCAAGAAAAGGTTAATTTATGGTCTGAAAAAGTAAGATTAGCATCTGATGCAAAAGCACTTAATATGTTATCATCTGATTGGTCTTATCATAATATATTTGGGTTATCGCAAGATGAAATAGATATTGAAAGAGCAAAAGTAATCTTAGACCTAAAAGATAGATTCAGACATACATCAATAGAACAACAAGGACAAGACCCAGCAAACCCACCACAACAACAAAATGTGGAAGAAGAAATCAGTAAATTAAAAACTGAAATTGAATTAAATAGGGGAGTTGGTAGACCTAAAGAAGGAAACACTTATGGTAAAGATAAGCACCCATATGGTAGAGACCCATTGGGAGATAAGGAAAATCATAAGGAACGAAAGAGAGATGATAGAACATTAAACACAAACGCTAAAAAGCTTGCACGTGAATATATAAACGGAATTTCATCAAAAAAGAAGGTTTTAAACGAAAAATCCCAAAAATCGGGTATGTTAGATGAAAAAAACCTGTTAGATGAAACTAAAATTTAATAAAGAAAAATTTGTTTATATTTATATGTGTTAGTTTATAGGGTAGAATAAATATAGGGTAAGTAAATGAAAAAAATTAAACACTCAAAGTTTAAGAATACTGGAGTGTTATTTGAGCTTTTAGTAAGACAAATAACGCTTGAAATTCTTAATGGCGATAAATCTGAAAACGCAAAAAGAATTGTAGCAGAGTTCTTTGCTCCAAATACGGAATTAAACAAAGAATTACGTCTATATGACATATTGTTAAAGGAAAAATATAATTCCGAAACAAAAGCAGATAGATTGGTAGAAACAGTATGTGATGCACACGCTAAATTAAATCAATCGATACTTTCTAAAGAGAAATTTAACCTTATTAAAGAAATTTCAGCAAAATTTGAAATTGAACAATTTTTATCATCCCCTATTTCTAACTATAAAGTTCTAGCATCTATATATAAAGTATTTGAATCTAAGAGAGCAGATGTATATGATATTAAAGATATTTTTAATTCTAAGATTACCCTAATCGAAAACATTACATCAAAGCCCGCTCAACAAATCCAACCAGCTGAAGATAAAAAGTTGATTGAATCCTATAAACAACAAGACAAAGACCTTAGATTACTTACTTATAAGATTTTAGTAGAAACTTTCAACAAAAAATATACAAATTTAGATGATTCTCAAAAGAATTTGTTGAAAGAATATATAAACAATATCACTAATACTACGAAATTTAAAGATTACGTTGGACAAGAATTGCCAAATATTATTTCTGAATTAAATGGTATTAAATCAAAATTAAAAGATAAAGTTACGCAAATCAAACTATCAGAAACTATTTCCGTTTTAGAAAAAATGAAAATTGGAAAGACTGTATCTGATTCTCAAGTTTCATCAATTATGCTTTCTTATGAGCTAATTAAGGAACTTAAATCTAAAGTAAAATAATGGAAGCAAGATTAAAAGAGGCTATTCGTAAATACGTTAGAGAAAGAAACATTCAAAAAACTTTGGATGAAATGTCAGTAACAGGTAATGTGGCTGGATATAATACCCCAGCGGCATTTTCAAAGCCTGGTCAAACTGCAAAGAAAAATAAAAGATTAGCTGCAATTGCAGGTGGTACTGTTGTTGATGATTTGGAAGAAGGTTTGACAAGTAGTGCTGGTGCACCATTTTCAAAACCATCTGAAGTTGCTGGTAAAAACGCAAAATTAGCTAAATTATCCGGAGCTACTATTGTTGGTGAAGGTGAAAAAGATTGGGCATTAGGTGATGTGCCGGCTAGTAAAGATGAAGCACTTCCAATGAAACCAACAGCTGCAAAAGAAGTTGATAAAGCTAAAGTTGCAGATATTAGCGGTATGATTGTTGCGGAAAATAGATGGTTAGAATTAAAAAGAGAAGAATCTTCACCAAAATCAAAAGTTGGTAGAGGTGTTTCTAATATACACAAACAACTTTCTGAAATAGAGAAGTTTGTTAATTGGTATTCTAAAATTAAGACTGAAAATGGACTTAAGAAAGAAGATTACTGGAAAAGAACAAACGCATCTCTTTATAAAATCAGAGAAAGGTTAATGGGAATAACTGAAAAATTAAGAACTTTATAATATGCCAGCACAATCTAAAGCACAACAACGATTTATGGGTATGGTACATGCAGTACAAAAAGGAGACATGGAAGCACCATCTAAAGAAGTTGAAAAAGCAGCAGACTCAATGAGTAAAAAATCTGCTAAAGATTTTGCTTCAACATCACATAAAGGATTACCTAATAAAAAAGAAAATATGAAAATCTCAAAAAGTAGATTAAAAGAAATAGTTAAAGAAGTTTTAAAGGAAGAATCTGAATATCAAGCTTTCTTTAAAAAAGCATTAGAAAAAGCTGGCAAATCTATCACCTCAATGAGTGATGATGAGAAAAAAGCATTCTTCAACAAAATTGATACAGCTTGGAATTCAAAAGGAGAAAAAAAGTAATATGAAAGCACTTTTAATAGAAACACATTTATTTGAAGGTAAAGTAAAAGAAGATGAGGGGGGTAGAACCTTAGTAAAAGGTGTCTTACAAAGAGCTGGTGCGGAAAATCAAAATGGCAGAATATATCCGAAACCAATCTTAGAAAGAGAAGCTAAGAAATATTTAACATTTATTAAAGAGCGTAGAGCTTTAGGTGAATTAGACCATCCAGATTCAACTGTTATCAATTTAAAAAATGTTTCTCACAATATCAAAGAAATTTGGTGGGAAGGTGATGACTTATGTGGAACGGTTGAGATTCTATCAACACCATCCGGTAACATTCTTAAAGAGTTACTAAAAGCTGGTATTCTATTGGGTATTTCATCAAGAGGAATGGGTTCAACTAGACCTATGAGTGGAAACAAAGTAGAAGTACAAGAAGATTTTGAATTGATTGGTTGGGATTTTGTATCCAATCCATCTACACATGGTGCATTTATGGTCCCAATGAATGAGTCCGTAAATCCACTAAAACAAATTGGTACTGATGTGTGTGGTGAATACTGCAAGGCACAGGATTTAATGAGAGAAATAATAACTGAAATAGCATAAAATGAGCAAGAATTTTGATATATACAGCTACGTTCACAACAACAAATTCAAATTGAAAGTTGAAGAACCAAAGCACGTAACTAAAGTAGCTAAAGGATACAACGATATTCGTAAAACTGCTTTAACTGAAGTAAAGATTAAGGATGGTAAATTTTCTATTAAAGAGAATTTGGAATCACCTGATAGAAAACTTTCTTTAGAAGTAAAAAAGCACTTCTTAGAAATTATCTCTACTTACAATACTTTCCAAGACCAAATGAAACGTAACTCAGATATGACTGAAGTTTCTGAAACATTGGGTGCTATTGTAGAGGCTGCAAAAGAATTATCATTAAGAGAAGCTAACGATTGGTTCGATGCTCAAACTGTAAAAAGAAATATGAGTGAGTTGGATAAATTGGGTAAGCAATTTGATAAATTCTCAGTAGAAGCAAAAGCAATGGATGAAAGATTACATGCTTTATATGAAGATATGGGTCACATCCTAAATCGTTACTATGAAATCTCTGACATCCCAACTGATGTAATGAGAGAAAGACTTGCAATGAAAAAGAAATAAGAATGATTCGTTTAACTGATTTAGCTGGAAATGGTTCTTTCACTATGGGTGGTAAGAAATTTGAATATGGAAAGGTTTATTCTAATCCATTTGCATCTGCATTTAAACCTGTAAATGAAGGGGAAGAATCAGAAGACCACGAAGTTTCTATGGCACAAAATCAGTTAGGTTCTATTATCAAACATGCAACTGAATTAAAACAAAAAATGGGTGAAGAAGAAAAGCAAATTCCTGCTTGGATTCAAGACCACATCACTAATTCTGAAAACTATATTTCTCAAGCTGCTTCTAATTACCACGAATATGGTGATTCAAATGAAAGTGTAGTAACTGAAGCAAGTGATATGGATTTAGTTAAAAATATGGAAAAAACCATTAAAGATTTAATGGCTAGATTGAATGTAACAAAAGATTCAAAACAAAGAGAAGCAATTAAAAAAGGTATTGCGGTTAATATGGGTATTCTTAATTTTTGGAAAGGTAGAATGGTGGGTGATAAAATAAGAGAAGTAAATGAAGCATCACCTTGTTGGAAAGGATATAAGCAAGTTGGAATGAAAAACAAAAATGGTAAAGAAGTTCCAAATTGTGTACCCGAATCGGTAATGAGCGAAGCAAGAAGTGTAGGAGCTATACAAAAAGATTTTACAAAAGTAATTGCAGCAATTGCATCTGAATTAGAAAAATACAAATCAGTAAAAGGTACACCAAAAGCAAAACAATACGTTGTTAATCTTAAAAAACTTAACGCAGCAAAAGAAAAATTAGAATCAGAAATGGACTATGTAGTTAGTAACATTTACGCTGATGCTGAATTAGAAGAAGGCTGTGGTTGTAAATAATTTCTAAAAATTTCTTTAGAAAATTACGTTTTCATTAAATTTTATATATTTATTCTTACAATAACGCATTTCTATATGCGTTTTTTATTGGTAAATGAATACTCTCGTTTTATGAGTAGTGACCAAAACGCCAATCAAACAATTCTATTTAAGCTTCAATTCTAATAGCTTAAGAAATCCTAATAATAAGGAAAATAATGGCAAGTTCAAAACTTTTGAAAGAAGCTATCGCTGATGCTAAAGCTGTGCGTGAAACTGCTATTGCTAATGCTAAAATCGCTCTAGAAGAAGCATTTACTCCAAGATTACAATCTATCCTTTCTAAGAAACTTCAGGCAGAAATGGCTGATGAAGAAGAAGTGGAAGATAAAGTTGAAGAGAATAATGATGTATCTAGCGAAATTGGTGGTGGTGATAACAAACAACCAGCAGCAAAAGCTAACGATGCTGACACCGAACTTAGTGGAATCGCTAAGCAATCAGGTGAAGTTGGCTCTGAAGTTGAAGACTACGATAAGGTAAAAGGCCTTAACGAAGAAGAGTCTGATGACGAAGAAAAAGCTGACATGAAAGAAGCTGAAGGTGAAGATGAAAAAGAAGAAGAACCAATAAAAGAAGAAGATGAAATGGATATGGATGACATGTCTGATGATTCTGATGAAGATGAATTGGATCTTGAAGCTATCATCAAAGAACTAGAAGCACAAATCGCTGAAGAAGAAGGCGAAGAAGAAATGGCACATGAAGATGAGCCAGTAGCAGCAGAAGGTGAAGAAGCACCGGTTGAAGAACCAGTAGCAGCTGAACCAGTAGCTGAACCTGCAGTTGAAGCTGAAGAAGTTCCAACTGAAGAACCAGCTCACGATGATGAGGAAATCGACTTAGATGAAATCTTACGTGAAATGGGATATGGTGATGACGAAGAAGAAGTTAAAGAAGCTGAAGAACCAGCTCATGACGAAGAAAAAGAGAAAATGGCTGAAGAATTAAAAGAAGCTTATTCTACTATCAAATCTTTGAAAGGCACTATCAACGAAGTAAATTTGTTAAATGCAAAATTACTTTACGCAAACAAATTGTTCCGTTCTTACAATTTAACTAACGAACAAAAAGTTAAAGTTGTTGAGAATTTGGACAGAACTTCTTCTGTAAGAGAAGTTAAATTGGTTTACGCAACTTTAGCAGAAAGCATGAAGTTTACTGGTACTGAAAGAAAAGTAGCAGCTAAGAAGACAATGACCGAAGGGTTTGCTTCTAAGCCACAAGCTACAACAGCTCCAGCAAAAGAAATCATCGCTGAAAGCTCAAACGAATTAGCTAACCGCTTTAAGCAATTAGCTGGTATCGTAAAATAACAATCCATAAAAAAATAAAATAAAATGGCAAATTTTGATTTAGGAAAACTTATGGAAGGCAAAAACCCACAAGCAGTAATGCTTGCTGAAACTCGTCAATTGAGAAACAAATGGGAAAAAACTGGTCTTCTTGAAGGTTTAAAAGAAAGAGAGCAACACTCTATGGCAGTGTTGTTAGAGAACCAAGCTAAGCAATTGCTTGACGAGGCTACTCAAACTGGTACTTCAGCAGGTTCTGAAGAATGGTCTGGTGTTGCATTACCATTAGTAAGAAGAATCTTTGGTGAAATCGCTGCGAAAGAATTCGTTAGTGTTCAACCAATGAACCTTCCTTCTGGTCTTGTATTCTTCTTAGACTTCAAATATGGTTCTGCACAAGGTTCTGAAGCACAATTCGGTGGTAAATCACTTTTTGGTGGTACTAACGCTACTGGTTCTGCAGCTAACTTTGGTAGAACTAACGCAGCTCAAAACGGTCTTTATGGTGAAGCTCGATATGGCTACTCTGTAAACGATGCTTCTGTATCTGTAAGTAATGGTTTAATCACTTCAGCATCTGCAACATGGGCTGATTTAGGTTTTGATGCAGCACTTTCAGCATCTGCTGCAGCTAGCCAAGTTATTAAATTAACTATCGCTAAATCTAGCATTTCTTCTGTAGCTGATACTGAAGCTGTTAGAGCATTTGCTGCACAAAGCTCAAAAATCGCTAACCAATTCCCTCAGTACAACTATGTATCTGGTAACAACGTGGTATTGTTTGTATCAGCATCTTCTGCTGTATCTCTATACCAAGGAGTAAGTTCTGCACCTGGTGCAACTACTATCCTTTTCTCTGAGCAACCAGTTGCTTACGATAGAGGTGACTTCGAAGATTCAACTCCTAACAGCTTAGGTAACGCTACTCAAGCATTAGATATTCCTGAAATCGATTTAGAATTGAAATCAGAGGCTATCGTTGCTAAGACTCGTAAGTTGAAAGCAGTATGGACTCCTGAATTAGCGCAAGACTTAAACGCTTACCACTCAATTGATGCAGAAGCTGAATTAACTTCTATGTTATCTGATTATATCTCTTTAGAGATTGATTTAGAAATCTTAGATATGTTAAAATCAAACGCTTTAACAACTGAGTACTGGTCAGCAACAATTGGTGAAGAATATTTGAACAACGGTGCAACTGGACAAGCTGCATGGGGTTCTTCAGTACCTTCTGGTGCAAACACTTACTATACTAAGAATTCTTGGTATCAGACTTTAGGTGTTAAGTTGAACAAAGTTTCTAACAAAATTCATCAATTAACACTTCGTGGTGGTGCTAACTTTGTAGTAGCATCTCCTGATGTATGTACTATCTTAGAATCAATTCCTGGATTCACAGTTAACGCTGATAAAGATGCAATGCAATTTGCAGCTGGTGTAACTGCAGTAGGTTCTATGAGTAACAGATTCACTGTGTACAAAAACCCATATATGACTTCTAACGAAATCTTAATGGGCTTCAGAGGAAATAACTTCCTTGAGACTGGTGCTGTTTACGCTCCATATGTACCATTGATTATGACTCCATTAGTGTACGACCCACAAAACTTCACTCCACGTAGAGGAGTTATGACTCGTTACGCTAAGAAGATGGTAAGACCAGAATTCTATGGTAAGATCTTGATTAAAGATTTAGCTAATATCTAATCTTTATCGAATCTAACGTAATGATTCAATAATAAAAAGGGGGTGAGAAATCACTCCCTTTTTTATTTGATAATATTTATAAGAGAATTGTTACATTTTAAATTATAAAAATAAAATTAAAATGGGACAAGTAAAGGGGACACCAACTTACACAGCTCAACAACAAGCTTACATTGACAAATACGGAGCATCAAATCCATTTGGAAGAAATCCTGGTTCAAAACCTGTAATGATTGCAGGAGATACAAATTTAAATACAGTTGTAGATGCAACATTTGCTACTGATGAAGATAAAAATACTACAAACGCAAAATTAAATGCATTATCACCATTTGCATCAATAACAGGAAGTTGTGCAAATGATGGAGCAGCTGCAAGTGCTGGTGTACCTGTTGGTGGTTTATATCATACAAGCGGAACTATTAAAGTAAGATTAGTTTAATTATTAAATGAATTAAGATATGGCATTATTTTATAATAATGATGGTACAATATCAGAAATTGAAATAAAAGCAATGATTTTTGGTAAAGTTACATCATCATTGGTAACAGCACCAACTATACAACAAGCATTTCAAGCATCAGCATCTAAAGCAATTTATATGAGCGCTATGAATGCTGGTTCATCTTCAAATAAAGCATACGAATTAGCATATCCAAGCGGTTCTCTAAATAGAAATGCTAGAAACTAAAAAATGATTAAAAGGAGAATTATCTCCTTTTTTTATTTTTATCCCTTTCACCATTCATTATATTTATAGTGGTAAACACACTAAATATATGGCAGCAGGTAAATATTCTTTTATTATAGAACAAGGTGCAACTACTAATTTTCAAATAAATTGGGCAGATGAAAGTGGCTCGGCAGTTAATCTATCGGGCTACAATGCAAGAATGCAGTTAAGAACTGATTATAATTCAGCACCGCTAATTTCATTATCATCATCCCTAAAAGCGGATGGTACTGGTATTAATTTAAGTGGCTCTAATGGAACAACACCATTATCTTCTGGTTCAATAGCAGTGTATATATCTGCAGTATCTTCATCACTTTTAGATTTTGGTGAAGCACTTTACGATTTGGAAATGGTAAAAGGAAATGAAGTTACGAGATTATTAGAAGGTAAAGTTAAGTTATCTAAAAACGTAACTAAGTAAGAAATGTCCGTAGAAATAAAAAAAGATATAACAACTGTCCAAGTTGAAGTCCCAAAGACTAATGTAGCGGTAGAAAATGCTATAACTAATATTAATGTCCAAATTTCTCAACCACAATTAACAATATCACAAGCGGGAGTTAGTGGTAGAGATGGAACATCTGGTACTTCTGGGTTTTCAATAGATAGTTCTTCGTTTACAACAACTGGTTCAAATCAATTTAATGGAAATCAAACTATAACAGGTTCGTTAAATATTAGTGGTAGTAACTCAATTGTAGTATTACCAAATCACTCAACTGCACCAACTTCACCAACGTCTGGAGCACTTTATTTTAATACTACCGATTTTCATTTCTACGGATGGAATGGTGGACAGTGGACACAATTGGATAATTAATCCTCATTAAATTACTAATCTTACTATTTCTAATATTTATAGGTAACGTTTAAAATAAGTACTTATAATGGCATTAGAAACATTAATATATCCTGGTTCATCTTCGTTTTTCCCAGGGCAAACCCCCTTTGGAATATATGATAACGATTATGAGTTTCAAGAGGAAGCCCCAAAAGTGGCACTTTGGTGCGCTAGAAGATTGGGTTATCCTATTCAAAACATAGAATTAATTGATGAAAATTTTTATGCGTGTCTTGAAGAATCGGTATCTGAATACGGAGCACAAGTAAATCAATTTAACATTCGTAATAATTTAGATACTCTTAGAGGAAAATCTAAATCTACAAATTTATCAAGTAAATTAGTACAAGGTTCAAATTTACCAACACTAATAGGTATTTCCGATGCGTATGGTACATTAGCCGGAGTTGGTGGTAATACTGATATTAAGAAAGGATTTGTTGAATTAGTTCCTGGTCAACAAGAATATGATTTAGATACATTGTGGGCAGCGGTTTCTGAAAGTGGAAAACGTATAGAAATTGTAAAAGTATTTCACGAACCAGTACCAGCAATTAATAGATTCTTTGACCCTTATTCGGTAAGTGGACAAGGTACTTTAAATTTGATTGATGAATTTGGATTTGGTTCATATTCACCGGCAGCACAATTTATATTGATGCCGATATTTGAAGATATGTTAAGAATACAAGCTATTGAATTTAATGACCAATTCAGAAAATCGGCATTTACATTTAATATTGTTAATGGTAAAATTAGAGTATTTCCAAGACCAACCTCGCAACATGTAAATCTTTATGGAAAATTATATTTTGATTATTTTGTAAGAGATGAATTTGTAGCTAATTCAACTAACATTACTCCAAACGTAATTTCTGATTATTCTGATATACCTTATGATTTTATGGAATATGGTGGTATTAATGATGTGGGTAAACAATGGATTAGAAAATATTGTTTAGCATTGGTAAAAGAATTGCTAGGAGCTGTTAGAGAAAAATACTCTAATATTCCTATACCTGGTTCCGAAGTTAGTTTGGATGGAGCTGCATTGAGAGCTGAAGCACAAACTGAAAAAGAATCCTTAATGACTCAGCTTAGAGAAACACTAGAAGAATTAAGTAGAACAAAGCAGTTTGAAAATCGAAATACCGAAACGAATGCTCATCAAGAAATGTTACGAAAAGTTCCACTTCCAATCTATATAGGATAATATTATGGCAAGGTTTGCATTAGCGAGAGATATAAAATTTTTTGAGGGAATTTCTAGAGAGTTAGTAGATGCGGTAATTGAAACTGCGGTAGTTCTCTATAAACTTGTTATTGAAGATAGCAAGACAAATCTTTATGGAGAATCCCTAAATAAAACATATTATCAAGGTGTAGAGTGCACAGCAATTATTCAAAGAGATGATACAACAGCAAACTACGAAGGATTTGGTGTTGATGCTAATCAAAATGTAGAATTTCGTTTTAATAGATTTACATTAAAAGATAAGGGATTCTATCCGGAAGTTGGTGATATTATTTTTCATAATGAGGCGTATTTTGAAATTGATAATGTAACTGAAGATTTTTTAATTGGTGGTAGGGTTGAAACAGGAGATGGTGAAAAGTTCTCTATCACATGTTCTACATTTATGACTAGAAGAAGTAGTATTCAAACTGAAATGAGAGTGGTATAATGGATAAAAAACAAACAAATAGAGCCAAACAACTACCAATACAAAAGGAGTTCATAAAAGGTGTAAAACTTATTGATGTTGATACTGCTATTGCCGAATATATGGGGGATGTGGTAATACCTGATTTGGAAGAAAATGAAAAGGTTGTAAGAGTTCCTCTTGTGTATGGTAATGCTGAACGATGGGCAGGTGCTAGAAAAGAAGGATACTTAAGAGACCAAAGAGGTAAAATACAAATTCCTTTGGTAATGTTCAAAAGAAATTCAATTGAAAGAAATGAGTCTCTTGCAAACTTTAGAGAAGTAAATACAATTGGTACTTATAAAAAATATTCTCCAAAAAATAGATACGAAAGATTTAGTTTACAAAATGGAGTAACACCTGCTTATGAATTGTATAGTATAACTGTACCTGATTATGTAACAATTACATATGAAGTAATGATTTGGACTTCTTTTACCGAACATATGAATAAAATAGTTGAAGCATTCCAATTTGCAACAGGAAGATATTGGGGTAAAGAAGATGGATTCAAATTTAAAGCACAAATTGATTCATTTGAAAATCAGCAAGAAGTTGGACAGGGTTCTGAAAGAGTAATTCGTACAACGTTTACTATGGTTGTAAACGCTTACTTATTGCCTGAAAGATATAATGAAAAACCTACAATTAAAAAATCATATAGTCCAAAAAGAGTTGTGTTTGGTGTTGAAACTGATTTAACAGGAAACTTATTTACACAACCATCTCTTTATAATGAATATGCAGATATAATTGATTTTGTTGCAATCAGAGGTTCTCAATTAGCAGAATTTGTAACAGCAAATACTGCTAGATTAACAAATGTTAGAATACCAATTCTACCACCTGTTTTAGCAGAATCTTTTGATGTTTTAAATTGGTTTAGAATTTATATAAATGGAGATTTTATTTCTCCTGATAAATACACATATACTTTTGATGGAGTAGCTAATCAATTATTATTTACTTTTACTGGATTAGCATTTGTATTAGATGATAATGATGAAATTGCAATAACAGGAAAATTCCAACAATTATAATATGAATATAAGACAATTAAAAAATATTATGAAAGAGGTTAATGCACCAAATGAGTTCGTTGCAGAACCATTTGATTTGCAACATCCTAATTTTTGGATTTTCAAAATAGAAAATGTAAGAATAAAAACTTTATTTTCAAAATTAGAAGAATTTAGAAAACCAATTGCAAGATTTGATGTATTTGTAAATGGATTATTTATAAGAGAAGAAGATTATTATTTTCAAAATATAAATAATGATTTTTATATAAAATTTAAGAGAGAAAAATTTCCTGAATTTGACCGTTTTGGAAACCCATATATAATTGATGAAACCGATGAGGTTAAAATAAATGGAGATGTTGAAAATATAGATAATACTGATTTATGAATAGAACAACACCAAATATAGAATTAGGAACTACTCTTAAAAAAAGAGATAGAATGGATTTTAAATCATTTGTAACTGGTGTAGTTACTGATACATTTATTTATCAATTTAATCCAAATGCAATTAGTTTAGATGAAACTGGAGAATTATTTACACTTTCTTTATTTAATAAGAGATTTATAGTAGATAATTTACAAGTAGATAAAGTGAAGGATTATATTGATGTATATTTATTTGGAGTTAAACAGCCACAAAACCGATATGATGTCAGTTTTGGGAATAATAATATAATTGTTACATTTAATCAAGCTATTACAAGAGTTCCGGCCGATGTATTAGTTAGCAATTTTGAAATAAAAGGTAAAATAGCAGAAGTAGTATAATGGCAAGACTGATACCTCGTAAACAGATTGAAGAACAACAGGATATAAGTGGTTCGCTGACGGTTAGACAAGATTTAATTGTTGGTGGAAGTATTTTTTCTAGTGGTTCTATACAAATAGATAATGATTTCTTTTTAGGCGATTCGTTGAATGATAAAGGAGAAATTACAGGTTCAGTATTTGTAACAGGTTCAATGACTATTGATGGTAATTTTTCAATAGTTGGTGATAATACTTTAAATGTAACTGCTTCCAAATCGCAATTAGCAATTGATACCGAAAGATATGCTGGTATCCTTGCAAAAGATTTTGGTGCCAACCTACCTACACTTTATGTTTCTTCTACCGATGGTGATGATAATAATGATGGTAGAAGTATTCAATATCCACTTCGTACAATTAAAAGAGCGGCTGCATTATCGCAACCTGGCTACGATGGTAGATATGGTTTTGATACTGGTTCTATCTATAATGGATATGTAATTAAAGTTCAAGCGGGAACGTATTTAGAGGACAATCCTGTGATACTTCCTAAGAATACTACAATATGGGGTGCTGGTTTGCGTATTACGAAAATTAATGCTAAGAATCCCACAGAAGACCTTTTTTGGGTAAACTCTGGATGTTATGTGGCTGAGGTAACTGTTGGTGGATTGAGATTATATCCAGATCAAATAAACCCTGAAAAGGGGTTTGGATTTGCTTTCCAACCTGGTGCATTTATTACAACTTCACCATACATTCAAAACTGCTCGCAGATTTCTAACCAAGAAAATTCATTTACCGAACTTTACGAAGATATTCCGCCGGGTGGTGGTGGTTTGTATGTTAATGGTGATGTGATAAATTCTGATTCTCCGTTGGCTTCAATGGTATTGGATGCTTATACGCAGATTTCTCCAAACGGTGTAGGGTGTTTGGTAAATGGTAGAGGATTCATTCAGTTGGTATCTTTCTTTAATAACTTCTCATATTATGCAATTAGAGTAAACAATGGTGGACATGCTACCCTAAACAACTCAAACATTTCGTTTGGTTTATATGGTATGTACGCATCTGGTTCTCGTTTAATTAGTGGTAGTGGTGGTTTTATCGAAGGTAGAGATAAAGTAAGACAGGGATGGAGTGTTGTTGTAGATGTATTAAATAAAGGATTAGATGGATTACCAGATGTAACAACACTTAATACGGTAGAAGGAATTAGAGTTGTACCTACTTCTGTAGCTACGCAATATTATTTAAGTGGAAGTAATGCAGCATCTGCTGATGTAGCAGCTGAAGTTGTTGCTGATTATAATTTGGTGAGCGAAATTGTTCAAAATGGTGTAGATAATTATCCTACACTTTTGGCAAAATCATCAATAAAAGGATATGGGTTTACATCTCCGTACAATATTTTAGGAGCAACCCAAATTACATCATCACAATCTGCATCTTTAGAAAATTTAAATCATATAAGTGCATCTTATGCGGCTTTATTAAGTATTTTTAGTGATGGTACTGGTTCTTACATCTATACTTCTTCAAATGAGTATAAGATTAAAATAAGTGATAATAATCCTGAGTATCCAACTTTAGTAGCAAGTAACGCAATAACTGGAAGTGTATCATCATCTTTTAGTACGGTAATTTCTATATTAAAAACAGGTTTAACACAAATACCAACTTTAGTAACAAATACTAATTCATACATTTACAGAACAGCAGCACCATTTAGTACTGGTATTTCTTCTTCACTATCTACGATAAACGAAGTAAGTGCTAGTTTTAGTACAATATATAATATAATAGCAAGAGGTACTGGTAGTAATATAGAAACTATACCAAATAATCATCAACAAGAATTTACTGTTACAAATACTAATAGTTCTTCTTATAAATTTATTGATTCGGAAGATAGCACTATTGGTGAAAATCCTACAATAAAATTATTTAGAGGTTTAACTTATAAATTTTACATAAGTGCATCGGCGGCAGTTGGTGGTATTGATTATCCGTTTTGGATAAGAACAGCAAAGGTTGATGGTATTGATAGTAGATACGATTATAATAAAGGAGTAATAAATAATGGAGATAGTGTTGGAACTATTACATTTACAGTTCCATATGATGCTCCAAATGATTTGTATTATGTGGCATCCACCAATGATACTTTAGGTGGAGCATTTAGTGTTGTAAATTCATCAACAACACCAAGATATTTAATTGAAAATACTCTAACATATCCAGAAACAATATCGGGAAGTTTAACACCAAGCGAAAATACCGATATAATAAATGCATATGAAATTTTAACGGGAAGTAAATCTTTTATACAAAATGAAGTAATAAATTATATTAGTTCATCTTGGAGTGAGTTTTATTATAATCAAGAAACTTGTAAAAGAGACGTTGGATATATTATTGATGCCGTAGCTTTAGATTTATTATATGGTGGTAACGATAGAAGTATAACTGCTGGAAGATTTTATTATGAAATACCATCTCAAGCAACAAATACTCAAAAATCACAAACATTAGATGGTGTAAAATACGCAGCAAGATTATCGGAAAATTTATTAAAAAATAAAACATTTGTAGAACCTTCCATAGCTGTATTAGATTCTGTTGAAGCGATTACGGGTAGTAAGCAATTTATTAAAGATGAAGTAATAACATTCCTTTCCTCATCTTGGTCAAACTTTGATTATAATGAAGCAAGTTGTAGTAGAGATGTGGGATATATTTTAGATGCGGTGACAACTGACCTTTTATATGGTGGAAACGAAAGAAGTATTGAGGCGGGAACATTTTATTATTTATATCCATCACAAGCAACTGGTTATCAATTAGACCAAACAACAACTGCTATAAAATATGCTTATGGTTTAGTTGATAATATAATAAAGAAAAATACTTTAGTATTACCAAGTACATCAAGTAAAGCTGCATACAATTTATTAAAGCAAAATAAAGAATTAATTCAAAACGAAACAATTCAATTTATTAATGTTGCATATCCACAATTAACATATAATGAAAGTAAGTGCCGTAGGGATGTTGGATATATTGTAGATGCGGTAGCAACTGACCTTTTATATGGTGGTAATGAAAGAAGTATTACAGCTGGTAGATATTATTATGATTATCCATCTGTTGCAACATCAATACAAAAAAGAGAAACAATTGGTGGTATAAAATATGCAAAAATAATTGGTGATTATATAGCTCAAAATATTTTATTAGATACTCCACGTATAATAACAAATGTTGAAAAGGGAATAAAAATAACAAATCAAATACATTATTCATCATCATTCTCTGGTTCAATAACTGAACAAAATTCAATTAGTAGTTCTTTTTCTATTATTGAAGGTGTTATAAAAAGAGGACCTAATAATGTAAATTCAGTATTAGCTCAACACAATAATCAAAATTGGAGCTTAACAAATCCAATTAATATAAGTGGTGGAACTCAAATAACATCAACTACATCAAGTGCTAATTTAACTTCAAGTTTAGAAAGCAAGTTTGGTATAGTAACAACAATAATTAATAGTGGGAGTTCATACTATCCAGCTATAAGTTCTTCTTATAGTTCATCAATAAAAGTTACGAATAACGGACAATACACAGGTTCAGTAGCAACTTCAGTTGAAGCAACTGCTATAAGTTCATCATTTGCATTAGTATCAAGAATAATATCAAATGGAACGGGCTCTTTACCATCTATTGTTCTTAACACATCAGCAAGTATTAAAGTTACAAATGCCACTCAATATAGTGGAAGTGGTGCAACTGATACTCAATCTAGTTTAGTAAGTTCTTCATTCTCAATTGTAACAAAAATAATTGAAGGTGGATTGGGTGTAGTACCAACTATGGTCCTAAATTCAGCAGGAAACGTAAAAGTAACTTCAACACCACAATATATTTCATCATCATTCTCAGGTTCAAATGTAGAAGCTTTATTGGTTTCCCAATCTATATCTTTAGTATGTGATATTATTTCTGGCGTAAATCAATATACTAATTCATTATCATTACCAACATCATCTTATGTAGTAGCTTCAAATGATATTAATGTTTATTATGCATATAATTTATTAAAACAAAATATCAACTTCATCAAAGATGAAACAATAGCTTATTTATCAGCATCTTGGTATGGGTTTAGTTATGACCAAGAAAAATGTAAAAGAGATGTTGGATTAATTGTTAGTGGTGCTGCGGAAGATTTATTGTTCGGCTCATTATCAGCATCGTTAGTAAATGGTAGATTCTATTTAGAATACCCATCTGCAGCAACTGGTTCTCAATTAAATCAAACAATTGATGGTATTAAGTTTGCAAGTAAATTAGCACAAAAAGTAATTAAAAATACTCAATTAAGTTTACCAACATTTGATGTATTAAACGCATCTAATTTATTATTTGAAAATAGACACTTTGTGCAAAGTGAATCTATTGCATATCTATCATCTTCTTGGGGAGAGTTTGAATATAATGACCAAACTTGTAAGAGAGATATAGGGCATATAATTGATGCAGCAAGAACCGATTTAATTTATGGTGGTAACGAAAGAGCAATAACTGCTGGAAAGTATTATTTCTTATATCCTTCTGCCGCAACCGGTTCACAATTAATACAAACTTTAGATGGTATAAATTACGCAAGTAAAGTATCTCAAAAAGTTGTAAAAAATATTATTTTTGAAACAGCAAGTATTAATAAAAGAAACGCTTCGTTCTTATTAGAAAAGAATAAAAACTTTATAGCAAATGAGGTTGTTGCTTATGTATCATCTTCTTGGAGTACGGTATATTACAATGAAGCAAAGTGTAAGAGAGATGTTAAATATATTATAGATGCTGTAAGAACTGACTTAGTTTATGGCGGTAATGAAAGAAGTATAACTGCGGGTAAGTTTTACTATATATACCCATCATCAGCAACAATTGGTGGAGTACCATCTGCAACAAATCAATTAGACCCAACTATAACTGGAATACATTATGGAAGTGGGTTATCACAAAAAATTGTTTTGGGTGATGTATTTGTTACCGCATCAAATGAAGCTAAAAATGTAAATAACTTATTAAAACAAAATAGAAGTTTAATAAGAACCGAAACTATTGAATACATAAGAGCATTCTATCCTTATTTACTTTATAATGAAGCAAGTTGTTCTCGTGATGTTGGATTTATTTTAGATTCGGTTGGTACTGATATTCTCTATGGTGGAAACGAAAGAAGCGCAGCTTCTGGATTGTATTATTATAAATTCCCATCATTAGCAACAACATCTGCACAAAAGAAAGAAACTATTGATGCTATAAACTATGTAAAAGAAGTAGCTAAGCGTGTTGTTACTAACGATGTTTTGGATACCGTAACTTTTGAAACAAATACAACAAATAATATTAAAGTTGGAAATGTTGCACAATATACATCTTCGTATAGTGCTTCACAATCACAAATATCAAATGTTAGTTCATCATTCTCTTTGGTTACTCAAATAATTGAAGGTGGGTTAGATGTAATACCAACAAAAGTAACAAATACAAATGCGGCTATCAAAGTAACATCAGAGATAATTGTATCTTCATCAATATCTGCTAGTAATTTAGAAGTTGGTAAAACAACATCTTCATTTAATTTAATAAGAGATATAATTTATAACGGAAGTGCATCATTACCTGATTCATTGGTAAGCAACTTTAATTATGGATTTGAATTAATCCCACCAACATTGTGGCATATATCTTCTATAACTCAAAGTTTGGGAAGTGGAACATATAACACACAAGTTTCAAATGTAAGTTCATCTTATGCAAATATAATTAATATTGTTAATAATGGAACAGCATCTTTACAAACTTTAGTAGCAAACGCAAGTAGTTCTATAAAAACAACATCAGCAGTTTATAACCAATTGGGTAGTGGAAGTACTAATGAAGTAAATAGAATTGTTAATTTATATAATATTGTATTGGATATAATTGAAGATGGTATTACAAAAATTCCAACATTAATATCAAATACTTCGGCTTCAATTAAAGTAACTACCACACCGCAAATTATAAGTGGAAGTGGGGCACAAAGATTGCAAGCTAAATTAATTTCATCATCTTTTGCGTTAGTTGTTGATTTATTACAAAACAATGGTACGAGTTCAATTGAATACATACCAACCTCATCAGCAAATACAAATTCAAAAGTAACATCAGCTTATAACTTATTATTAGATAATAAGCAAATGATTATAGATGAAACAATTTCTTATATGAGTTCATCTTGGAGTACGTTTGTTTATGACCAAAGTAAGTGTGAAAGAGATTTGGGATTAATTATTAGTGGAGCAGCTTTTGATTTGATTTACGGAAGTAACTCAGCATCATTGGTAAATGGTAAATACTATTTCGAATCGGCTTCAGCAGCAACAGGTTCTCAATTAGACCAAACAATCACAGCTATTAAATATGCAAGCGGTATATCTGAAAAAGTTGTACAAAATATTGTATTACAACATATATCATCTTCACTACTACAACCGGCATCATCGTCTTGGTCAGCATTAAGAGCAAATAAACATTTCATACAAAGTGAATCTATTGCATACCTAAGTTCTTCATGGCAAGGTTTTGATTACAATGAAACAACTTGTAAGAGAGATATTGGATACATTAT